TAGTAGTAGACTCCAGACAAACAGCAAGAAAAGATGAAACGTTACCTTGACCTAGAAAGAGAGATACGGCAAATGCCGTTATCTTCATTATCAGCAACAGAGTGTATAGGGTTGTTAGATCAACTTTATGCAGTTAGACATGACCTTGTTGATGAAATGATAAAACATGACTGGTCAGACAACAAGGATAAAGAGACACCAATAGTGACAGTGTTAATGCAAGCAGGTATCTCTGATAATTCATTGGGCCTAATAGAAAAGGTTGTTATACCTGATCATCCCACAGGGAAAAATCTAGGTGCCTTTATGAAAACAACACCAGATAATTACAAAATTGAAGGAAGTAAAATTACATTTATAGAAGTTACAGTAACTTCAGATGTTGATAAAGGTCTTAAAGAAAAGTACCAAAAGTATGGCAGTGGTATGAATACGCTACAGAAGGAGTTAGATAAGTTGTGGAGGAGAGGTGAGTTAGCAAAACAGTACACTATTGTATTTAATGTGGTGTCTGTTAAAAATGATGGTTCTAATCTGAGCACGCAGTGGCCAAGTAGAAGGAATCAAGGTGTGGTTCAACACATGAGATTGTTACAGGCATTAATACAGCAAGTGAGAGAAAAGTTAATAAAGAATGAAGAAAAATCAATCCTTGAGGCCATGTTTAATTTGAAATTCAATATTGGGATACAGTTTGTGGAGACTTTCAATATACCTGTTTTTCAGGGCATGCAATATGAACAAATAGATTGTGAAGCTCTTTTGACATATGTTAAAAATTGGTTATCAAAGGATAGAAAGTTTGCATTTAATGAAGTCTCCGGACAAGCAGTTAAGGCATCATTTAAAACATATGAGGATCTACAAGTTGCATCGTACAAACAATCAAAAAAACCAAGAAATTTTCTGTTATTGCAAGTTGCAGTACAAAGTGATTACAAACCTGCAACAATTGTGTCAGATCAGCTGGATACAAGGTATTTAACACGTATATTGCATCTTGAGGGTGCCGATACACCTGTACAGCATCTGGCAAAGGACATGATGATGGAATTTATGCAGTTAGAACAAGTTGACATAGTATCTTTTTATGGAAATAAACAATCCTTTGAAAGAACTCATAAGGTACCTGAACCAGGAACATTTAAAATTAATATGTCTAAATTACACCCTGATTCAAGATCATTTTTAGAAACATTGACAAAGGATAAAGAGAAAATAAAAAGAATCTCAGGTGTATATAAACCAGACGAAATTGAATCAGTGTCCATTAGGCAGAATTCTGAGTATAATAGCTGTGTTGCTGTTGTTGAGTCTATACTGACATCATTGACAACCCAATTAGGAAATTTTGAAGCAGAACAGAGAATAAACCCTGCCAGAACATCTATTGACAGGGTTTTATTAAAGTTTATGAAGAATGAAATAACAAAATATATGGTAGAAGTGTTACGTAAAACAGTGTGCTGGCATATAGGGCATTTAACAAGAGACATTACAGAAGCTTTGATAGCTCATTCTGGGTTAAAACGTTCTAAATATTGGTCTTTTCATGCTTTTAATAACGGCAATGTGGGTTTATTCATATTACCATCAAAATCATTAGAGGTCTCAGGTTCTTATATTAGATACTTCACAGTGTTCAAAGATGGATTTGGAATTGTAGATCATGACAATGTAGATAGTATCAAAATGGTAGATGGAGTTCGTTGGATTTATTCTAAAGTAATGAGTATAGATTTAAATAGGTTAATGGCATTAAATGTAGCTTTTGAAAAAGCATTGGTCGCTACTGCTGTATGGTTCCAATATTATGTTGAAGATCAATCCCATTTCCCTCTTATAAGCATGATACGAAATATCTTTTCTGTACATTATTTATTTGCAATCACACAAAAGATGAAACTATGTGCATTGTTTGACAACATACGATACCTCATACCTGCTTGTACATCTCAATACTCTGGTTATGATTCACTTATTGAAAAATTTGTAAATCGCCCATTCAAGAGTGCAATAGAGATATATGTGTATGATAGAGCAAAGAGGCTATTAATAAGCCTTGCACAGAATAATAAGTTCAGATATTATTCCAAAGTTAAGTTATTAGGACTGTGTGTGGATCAATCTACTGTAGGTGCTAGTGGTATATACCCTTCTCTTTTTGGTTGTGCAATTTTTAAACATTATAGGAGTGTTATATCAGAAGCAACTACTTGTTTCTTTCTATTTGAAAAAGGTTTACATGGCACAATGACTGAAGAGGCTAAGATACATTTAGAGACTGTTGAATGGGCTAACAAAATAAAGGAAAAGGAGGAAAGATATGGCAAAGATAAAGTTGAGAATGGCTACTCTCTTTATGAAGTAATGGCTGGTGAAGTGCAAGTTGAACAACAACTATATTGTAAAGATGTTGTTCTACTAGCTGCCTCTGAATTAAACAAAGTACTTATCCCGAAAAGTCAGTCTGTTTTGTCAGCAATTGTTAATAAGCATTGGGACAAGCCATACTTTTCACAAGTTAGGAATATAAGTTTGAAAGGTATGTCGGGTCAATTACAAGAAGACGGCCATTTAGCTGCAAGTGTAACTTTAATAGAGGCAATTAGGTACTTGTCTACCCATTCTAAGAACCCTTCACTTATGGAACTATATAATGAAACACGACATATTAGAGCTCAGGCAAGAATTGTAAGAAAGCATCAAAGAACAGAGGCAGATCGAGGCTTCTTTATTGTGACTATGCCTACACGTGTTAGGCTTGAAATAATAGAAGATTATTATGATGCCTTAGCTAAAAATGTCAATGAAGAGTATATCTCATACGGTGGAGAAAAGAAAATACTTCAAATACAAACTTCTTTGGAGAGAGCATTAAGATGGGCATCAGGTACAAGTCAATTGGTGTTAAGTAATGATAAAAGAATTTTATTCAAAAGGAAACTCATGTATGTGAGTGCTGATGCTACTAAGTGGTCACCAGGGGATAACTCTGCTAAATTTAGGTTATTTACTGCCGCAGTTAGCAATGGGATGAAAGATGATTTATTAAAAAATTGTGTTATTGATGCTTTAAGAAATATTTATGAAACTGAGTTCTTTCTATCAAGAAGACTCAGAGGCTATTTAGACAACATGGAAGTTAAATCTGAATCAGTTAAGGAGTTTTTGGATTTTTTTGACTTCCAAAAAGAACGTTCTGGCCTTGTGAGAGGTAATTGGCTACAGGGTAATCTTAATAAATGTTCTTCATTATTTGCTGTAGGTATTAGTTTTCTTTTTAAGAAGATATGGTCTATGCTCTTTCCAGAACTTGATTACTTTATAGAGGTAGCTCACCATTCAGATGATGCACTTTTTATATATGGTTATTTAGAACCTATAGATGACGGTAGTGATTGGTTTATGTATGTTTCACATAAAATACAAGCAGGCTTTTATTACTGGCATGCAGTTGATCATGATATGTGGAAAACAATGTTTAATTTACATGAGCATTTGTTATTAATGGGCTCAATAAAAGTATCACCTAAGAAGACAACTGTGTCTCCAACTAATGCTGAATTCTTATCAACATTCTTTGAGGGTTGTGCAGTGTCTATTCCATTTACTAAAATATTGTTAGGTGCATTATCTGATCTACCAGGTTTAGGATTTTTTGATGACTTAGCTGCTGCACAGAGTAGATGTGTTAAGGCACTAGATATGGGAGCAAACCCTCAAATTGCACAATTAGTAGTAGGTCTTGTGAATAATAAAGTAGAGAGATTATATGGAACAGCACCCGGTATGGTAAATAATCCTGCAAGATACCTTAATATACCACCAGAAGATATTCCTATTTGTCTAGGGGGAACAGGTCCAGGTAGTATAATGGAATTAGCCACAGCAGGTATTGCTATGGCTGATAAATGTAGTCTTAGAAAGGCCTTGCAGACATATCAACATAAGGCTTCTAAGAGTGCTTCATATCATTTAGGCTTATTTAAATTCTTAATGTTATTATCTGAAGATGTTTTTAACCATGATACATTAGGTGAGTTTTGTTTTACAGGAAAAGTTCAGTGGAAAATTTTCACACCTAAATCTGAATTTGAATTCCATGATCTTTATTCACCAACTATTGTGAAAAATTGGACTGATGAACATCCATCTTATGATTATGTTGTTCCAACTAGACGTGATGACTTACTGATATATTTAGTCAGGAGACTAAATGAACCTAGCATTATGGCAGCTATGACACTTCAATCTCCAATACAACTGAGATTTAGAATGCAAGCTAAACAACATCTAAATGTGTGTCGTTATAAATCAGAGTGGGTAAGTTTCAGACAGTTATTAGCAGCAGCTGATGTATTTGCACAGGATTACAAACCGAGTCAAAATGATATAGATTTATTTCAAACATTATGCAATTGTACATTTTCTAAGGAATTTGCTTGGAGAGACTTCCTTAATACAGTTGATTGTGAAGTATTACCACAAAAAAGGATACATAGACCGAAGGTAGCGAGAACCTTCACAGTAAAAGAGCGGGACCAAGCAATTCAGAACCCAATTTCAGTAGTAATAGCATATAGATTTGCAAAGAAACCAGAGGAAATAAGGGATGTCCTAAAAAATGCTAAGTTCCCTGATTCCATCTCAAATGACTTAGATGTATTGCATAAGGGGGTTCATAGAGAATTAGGTCTTGATATTTCTGATGTAGCTGTCATGAAACGAGTAGCACCTATGCTTTATAAAAGCTCTAGATCACGGATTGTATTAGTTAACGGCAATGTAGAAGGAACTGCTGAATCAATTTGTTCATATTGGTTAAAAGATATTTCAATGATGAAAACCATAAAAGTTAGACCACATAGAGAAGTCTTAAAAGCTGTGTCTATATTTGGACACAAAGACACATCTGGAGACAAAAAAGATTTGGCTGCTTTAAGGTTATGTATAGAAGTATGGAGATGGGCCAAACACAATGATGCAGATGTTAGAGAGTGGTTTCATTCTTTATGGTTTGAAGATAGAACATTTATGGATTGGGTCAATAAATTTCAAACAAAGGGTTTACCTATTGTTGATCCTGAAATACAATGTGCTGGCTTAATGATTGCAGATCTTACAGGGATGAATCTATCTTACAGATGCAGGCCAATCGGAGAAGCATACTCTGGAAAACAATATGATGCTTACTGTATACAAACATATAATGAAGAAAAAAGACAATATGAAGGAGACCTTCGAGTGACATTCAATTTTGGTACAGATTGTGCACGTTTAGAAATCTTCTGGGATAAACAGGATTATCTACTAGAAACATCTATTACAAGTAGGCATGTCTTGAAGATTATGATGGAAGAGGTTTCAAAAGAGTTGCAAGGTTGTGGTATGAAGTTTAAGACTGAGCAAAGAAGTCACACAACTGCTGTGGTATTATTTAAAACAGATGCAGGGTTTGAATGGGGTAAACCTAATGTTCCATGTGTCGTTTTTACAAAGTGTGTATTAAGAACTAGCTTAAGAACACATACAGCAGTTAAGCATGATTTTATGATAAAAATTGTAGATAATGGGTTTAGAGCTATTGCACAGTATGATTTTGATAGTCCCAGGTTTATGTTGGCTCATTGTTATCACATCCTTAAAGATGTCAGGTATCAAGCCATTGATACAGTTGGTGCTATATATTATGGCAGAAGAAATAAATTGTACTTAAATCCTATAATCAGTGCAGGTTTATTTGAAAACTTTATGAAAGGAATACCAGCAGTTATACCACCTACAGCTTACTCTCTTATCATGAATAAAGCTAAGATTTCAGTTGATTTATTTATGTTTAATAAACTCTTAGCAATGATTAATCCAGACAATGTTTTAAACCTGGAAGGGTTACACCCAGCAGAATCAGGTTATAGTACTGTCACTAGTATCAGTAGCACTTTATGGTCAGAGGAAATGGAATTAGAAGAAGCAGAAGTTGAAGATGATGAATATGTTATTGACTTAGATGAATTAGATTTTCAGGATATATCTTATCAAGAAGACATAGAGCATTACCTACAGGAAGAAACTATGTATGGGAGTGATCTAGTAATACAGTCAGAAAGCTTAGAAGTTAGTAGGGTGAGAGGAATTGTTAAGTTAAATGACCCTATTAGGTTAATTAAGAGTTGGGTATCTAAAGGTTTACTAATTGAGAAAGTATTTGACCCTACTGCTATTATTTTAATCACAAGGTACTTTTCAAAGAAATATCGTTTCGGTAGACAACAAGTATCAACTATGGATCCTTATGACTTGACTGAATTTGAGGCTGTTGTTAGGGGTTGGGGGGAGTTGGTGTTTGATCAGTTTGATGAGGCTGATAGGCAGGCTAAAGAGTATGCTATAAAGTATAACCCATCTCCAGAAGAACTAATACCTGATTCTGTATTTTCTTTTAGGCATACTGAGTTACTGTTGAACAGGTTGTTTTTTAAAGATAAGCTCACTTCTTTTTATTAATCTTTTATAATTTCTCGTCGTGTAAGCTTTGTTTCTTTCCCCGGAGCATACTACTA